CCCATGCGATAGCGGTTTGGAACGTCTTCCCAGCCGTCCACGAAATCTTTGCGGTAAACGATACTATCTAAATACATGTGGGTTACCTGTGGATTGTTTCCCATGTCACCAAAAAAGACGTGAATCTTAGCCGATTTACGTCCTTTAATTTCTGGAATTTTGAATTTAGGATAAGAACCCCACCAAAACACTTGAATTTCATCGTCTCTGCGTTGCAAGTCAGACCAACCGCGTTCTGCATTGAATGGGTTTTGACTATCCAAGTGCGTTCCCGTGAATGTCCAGCGTTTTGGAATGCGATAACCGCCATTTCCATCCGAAACAAGGAAATTGTATTCGCAACCTAAGCCACCGGCACGTTTGAAAGTTTCGACACCATACAAAAATTTGCCTTCCGTGTCCGAAACACAAATTTTCATGAAACCGTATTGGTTAGCTGAGCCAAGCCAAAAGATTTGACGCCACCAAAAATACTCGTTTAGCGAGCCTTTCTCACCATTGCTATCTGCTGGAATTTCCCAAGTAATCGAACCGCCTCTGTTGCCTTTGGTTCCAGCTCCTCTATCAGCCAAAGCGATGTGAGGACGTCCCCAAGCACCATCAAGAAACAACGTTCCATTGATGTCTTGACTTGTGTCATTCAAAATCGCAACATTCCTAGTTCCTTCTTCGAAACCTTTCGTGATCCAATTGTTAGAGACGTAATCAAACAAGATTTCCGATTTCTTAACATTCTTTCCATCAGCTTCTTCTGGATTTCCGATTTCGTAAGCTTCTGTAGCACTTTTGACAATGCTGACCCAACCATTTTCCGAATTGTGCTTAATCCTAAATTTTGGATAAGCAGTAGCTGAACCAAAATTGTTTAATTTAACTTTATAGTGATCATTACTAATTTTTGTAATTGAACCATAGCGACTATTATTCGTGTTGTCGACTAAGCACTGTGTTTGGCTTTCTGCGTACGATTTTGGTACATCGAACGTGATTGTAATTGTAGCCGTCGGCGGTGATGTGCTATTATCTGTCGTTAACGTCGGTTGACCGCTCGGAATAGCTTCCCAGACCTTATCTGGTTCATCTCCAAAAATTAATCGTTTAGGTTCAAACACATTTAAAAAGCCACCGATTTTTTCGGCGACTTCGTTAAAATATGCTGAGCTTCCAGCCAATTTGATTGAGATTGAAATCTGTTTGACTGAAAGCGTATTATATAAAAATTGTTGACCGTAGCGGTGATTGCCTTGGTCTTGATAGGTATTGTTAAAGTTAGCTGCAATGTTGCGGTTAACATCTGTAACAACGGCTTGACCGTCAAGGTCGTTAAAGACCTCTAGCCAGTCTACGTCGTTATACTTGATGGAAATACCTGTCAAATGATTTCACCTCCTAAAAGCGCTTGCCTGCGCTCGTAATTGTTAGTTGCTGTGTGCATATAAGGTGCTAGGCCGTTCGAAATATCTCGACCGTCAATGATATTTCGAACTTCGATAGGATTAGCACCATTTGCCACAAGTTGAGTAAGTAAGTTGATTACTGTATCAAACTTAGCTTCAAGTTTAGCGAGTGATGATTCGCTTGTGCCTGTTTGGCGCTCTGCTGGCGCTTCACCAGCAAATCTAGCCACTGCTTCGCTTAGCAATTGCCAAGCCCTGCCGCGTTTAGCGATGTCGGTTGGTATGACGTACTCAGGCATATTGCCCTCTGCGAGCTCGTATACACCGTTTTGTGACACTAGCCCACCATTTGCATAGCCGTAACTTGCTACTCGTGTGAAGGCTGCGTCAGACGTTCCGTAGCGATGTTTCATGCAGTTGATTGCAGCAAGCAAGTTATCGTAACCGTTGTAAATGTCATTGTGACCTGCAAACTTGTACGCATTAAACGTACTATCAATAGTTTGTGCAAGACCTTTAGACGGATGTCCTGCTCTTGCATTGCTATCCCACAAATTAATAGCGTGAGGGTCACCGTTTGACTCGCGTTGGATCAAGCGCATCCAACTATTGATTTGGTGCGCTGTCGCTGGTAAGCCATTGGCTTTCAACGCTTTGACAACGTATTCACGCCAACGCTCTACCGAGCCTCCTTGCGGATTATTCAAACCGCTTTCCATATTCAATGGTGCTAACATTTTAGCAATCCAATCAAACATGCCACCAACTTGACTCTTGATAAGTTTTCGAAGTGGCGAGTTTTCTTCTTTCGCTTTGTCTGCAACGTGTACACCAAAATCAAGGAAAGTGTCGACCATTGAAATCGGACATCCAGAGAATGGGTGGTAAGCGTGGTTACCAGCGTAGTTGTATTCCTCACCACTAAATGTATTTCCAGAAACGCCAGAAACAGTTGAAACGTGGTTTTGTCCGTTTTTCGCATAAACAGCAACCATGCCTGGTCGAGGCGTGCTACTATGCGGAACTCGTGCGTTCAACCACTGATTACCATTGCCAAGATGGCTGAATAGACTAGCGTTAACGCCTTGATTGCTCAAACGAGATGCAACGAATGAAACACATTCCTTGAATAAATAACCCCAAGGATCAGCACCGCTATCCGCTCCACGGTCTTTAAATTGGTAGTCATCACCAATCATGCCCGCTTGAATTTCTGGCGAAGCTTTTTCGTTTGCCATGCTCCAAAGTTCTTTCCACCAGCTTTTGGCATTTTCAATCGGTTTCTTGTACAGTGCATTACCAAGATTTTTAAACACACCGTCTAAATTATTAGAGTTAGGATTAAACTTCTTAGCGAGTGTTTCGGCGGGGTGGGAAACGGCGTCAGTGATAAAGCTTAACATCTTAGTAAATTTATCAACGCCATCTTTCAAGCCATCCCAAGCCGAACCTGCCACATTCGTGGCTGTGTTCCAGACTTTAGACCAGAAACCTGTACCTTTGGCAAAAGCTTGTCGATTATTTAATCCTGCAAGCATAGCCAATTCACTAGCGTTTAACACTTCTGAACCTGCTGGCAACAACATTTGAGCATTTCTGCCTTGTGGCAAGATTGCCTTACCATTTGGCAAAATAACCATTTCTTGGTTATTAGTCTCTGGACTGTCGTTGCCATCGTTTAGTGTAGCTAACGTTGGTCTTGTGATTGCATTCCGATAACCATTAAAGAAACCTGTACCATTTGCAAATTTGACTTTAGGAATTTTGCTAATTGAGTTTTTCGGACCACCGAAATCATGGATTAGCTGATTGATACCGTCAATCCCACTGTTTGGAATTTTAATAACAGCATTAATACCATCGCCAGCCAACTGCCTCAAGCCGTTCCACATGTCGCTAAAACCATTGCGAATGTTGTTCCAGATGTCTTGAAATTTGTTTCCGATTTTATCCAGATTATCAAAGAGCAAGCCTTTCAAATCCTTGCCAAATTTCTTTTTAGCGTCGGCATTCATGTCATCCCAACGATCAGATAGAAAATCTTTTGATTTCTTCCAAGTTTTAGACCACCTATCGTGGATTTCATCGTGTTTATCTTTAACGTTTTTAGCTAATTTAGAAACACTTTCTTTCGTGTTTTCTTTAATATCGCCCCACGTTTTTGATGTTGATTTTTTAAGCTTATCCCACGTTTTACCAGCACTCTCTTTAAGTTCGTCAACTTTCTTGCCAACGCCTTTCTTGAGGTCACCAGCGATGCTAACAATACCTTTAACGAATTTGCGGAATTTTGCGCTTTCCTTATACGCCAATGCAAAACCTAAAACAATCGGATTTGCAAAGATTAGGATTTTGCCGATAGTAGTAACGACATTTTTAATGGTTTTGCCAACATTTACAAAGAAATCACCAACTTTCTTAGCGCCGTTTTTGATAGTTTTAACAATGTTACTTGCTCCGTTTGTGATTGACTTCTTGAAGTTCTCCCAGCCTTTAGACATGCCGCTAAACTTGTCTTTCAACCACTTGATAGCACCACCGATGCCATCTGTAACAGATTTTGCGATGCCGTTGCAGAAGTCGCGGATTTTTTTATTATGCTTATATAATGCCACGAAGCCAGCTACTAAAGCAGTAACTCCGACAATTGCCAAAACAAATGGATTTGCCATCAAGAAACTTCCAGCTGCTTTAAGCATTCCAAAGCCTTGTGATACACCTTGAATACCTTTAACAACCGCATTAATACCACTAGCTACTTTCTTAGCGGCAAAGTAGCCGACAAATAACTTACCGACTGTCTTTATAGCCTCTTTATGCTTAGCGATTTCACCCAAAGCACCTGAAACACCCTTGATAGGTTCTTTTGATTTCTCACTATTGCCAGTTAGTGTTTTAAAAGCTCCAGCTATACCTTCGACAATGCCTTTAGTCGCTTCCCAAGCACCTTCGCCAAAAGCTTTGCCAATTTCGACAATATAACCTAAACCTTTTTTTAATTCGGTAAAGAAATCAACAATTTTAGGCGCATTCTTAGCGATTTTATCGCTCGTCTTATCCACCCACTCGATCATCTTGTCCATGAACAAATTGAGCTTGTCCGTGCCATCGCCTAATTTAAAAACTTTAGCAAAAGCGTTGGAAATAGTCTCCAAACCTTTGGCGCTATGCTCACCCAAAGCTTTAAATTTTTCTTCCGTACCT